TCGGTACTCCTGGCTCTCCCCTTCGACAGAAGACCTGATCGGTTCCCCCTGCTTGCAGGGGGCTAGGGGGTTCTTCGGTTCTGCTCGGTTCTGCTCGCTGTGGGGGTAAGGGGGTTCTTCTGTTACGTCGGTGTAAGATCGTTGTCTTGTAGTCCCCGCCGTGGGGACTACTGGAGTCCCCGCCGTGGGGACTGCTGGGGTACCTTCGTCATCGTTGAGTAGTCCCCTTTTTGGGGACTGCTGTAGTCCCCGCCGTGGGGACTGAACAGGTGTACTAGTCCCCGCCGTGGGGACTACCCGCAGGCTCGGAGGAACCAGCAGGCGATAGTGCGTGGACGCACGGCCACCTCCTGCCTCGATCTCCACTAGGCCGGCCTGCGCGATCTGCTGGATGGCCTCCGGCACCTTCTTACGCACGATGCCGGTATCGTTCGCCAGCGCCGTCAGGCTCCACGCCCAGCCGTCGCGCTTCGCATTGTGGCGTGCGAGGAGCACTAGGTAGACGCGCAGCGCACGATGCGAGAGCGCCTGCACCTCGGCGCAGGTCGCCACCGCGAGCGGGATCACGCCGAACGTGCTCGAGAGCGTGTGAATGGATGGCGCGCTCATGCTTCACCTCCAGCAGCATCCACCATCGCGATCCGTGTGCCGATCCACCGCATCACGTTGCAGGCCATCGAGTTGCCAAGTGCCTTGTAGCGCGGGCCATCGGGACACTCGCTGGCCGACTTGCCCTTCCACGGGATCTGCGTCCAGCCATCGGGAAAGCCTTGCAGGCGTTCGCACTCGGTCGGCGTCAGGCGACGGACGGACATGGTCTGCACCACAGCAGCGTGCGCCGCGTTGTCGCGGGCCAGCGTGTGGCATGGGCTGTGCTCGTCTCGGTTCTGTCGGTTGATCGGTGCCGTCACCTGAAACAGATCGTAGGGGATTGCGGCTATCGGAGCCTCATGCACGCATGTCAGCGATGGGCTGATTCCATCTGCATGGATCGAAGCATTCGACTGCCCATCCGACATGACTATCGGGCTTGCAGGAACGAACAGCGATGCGCCTCCAAGCGCATGCTGATCTTCTAGTCCGAGCTTCTCGCCGAAACATGCGGCGAGCGTGCATGCTACGTCGCTGGGCCACTGACGCTCCGCAGAGCCGCGAGCAGCATCGGCGGCAACTCCTTTCCTCGACGCTCGGCGCGGCGCAGAATCCCCTCGCACGCCTTCCGGCTCAAAAAGAACCGCTGCGGCACGAGCTGCGTCTCCTCCAGAATGTCCGACAAGGAACACACGCTTCCGTCGCTGTGGGACGGCACCAGCGTATCCGTCCACTCGCACATGTTGAGCGTCCAGCACCCTCCAGGCGACGCCATACCCGCTTTCAACCAGCGCCCCGACGAAGGCACCAAAGTCCCGTCCCTGTCCTGATGACAGGACGCCAGGGACGTTTTCCCAGAGGAGCCATCGCGGGCCAAGTGCGCGAGCCAGGCGGACGTACTCCAGCGCGAGGCAACCGCGAGGGTCACGCAGCCCTTCTCGGAGTCCTGCGACGGAGAATGCTTGGCATGGCGTGCCTCCGACGAGGAGGTCGATGCCGGCGTCGTGAATAGGGTGAGCTGCATCGGTGAGCCTCGTGAAATCGCCGTAGTTGGGGACGTTGGGGTATCGGTGCGCGAGCACCGCAGACGGGAACGGCTCGATCTCGCAGAACGCCGCAGGCTCCCATCCGAGCGGGTGCCATGCGACGGACGCGGCCTCGATGCCCGAGCAGACAGACAGGTACCTCATCGCCCGCCTTCCTTCAGCCGACGACGCAGCGCCGCGTTCTCGCGCTCCTGGTCACGCACCTCTCGCAGCGCGCGGTCGAGGTTGGCCTTGAGCCTCGCGACCTCGACGTAGAGACGCACGACTTCTTCGCTCCCGCAGGAGCACTTGATTCCTTCCATGTCTCGCCTCTGTCCTGCCGGGAAGAGCGGGGGGCATTGACGCCCCCCGCGAGCGGAGGATCAGTCCGCGTCCGGCGAGGACATGAGGAGCATACCGAGGCGGCACCTGTCGGTCAACCCTTGTGACGCTGCACCAGCTTCGCGATCGCCGCCCTCGAGACGCCGAACAGGTCTCCGATCTCGCGACAGGTAAGGCCATCCTCGCGCAGTCGGAGCACGTCGCGGATCGCCACGGCCGACTAGTGGCGTTTCCTCGGCGCCCTGTTGAAGATGCGGTAGACGCGGCACCGCACCGAGGCCGGCGTGCGCCCGAGGCCCGCGGCGATCTGCGGGTATGGAACTCCATTGCACACGCATACCCGTAAGTAGTCGTCGTGTGTCTGTGTCCACCGCATCACTCACCTCCATTGAACAACGGCCCACTCGCGTGTGCGATGCGTGCTCGCGCAATCTCGGCGTACTCCTCGGACAGCTCGCACCCAACGAAGCGCATACCCTCACGCCGTGCGGCTACGCCCGTCGTACCGCTTCCCGTGAACGGGTCGAGCACCAGACCACCGGGAGGGGTGACAAGTCGGATGCACCACGCCATGACGCTTACCGGCTTCACGGTCGGGTGATTGTTGCGGACGCTTCCTGCCGTGCGTCCTGCACCCGCGCGTGGTGAGTTCACGCCTGCGCTGCCTTCTTCACGCTCGACGGCCTCCGCACCACTGCGGGCCGGCAGGTCATCGCACCCCGCTTCACGCTCTCGCCTCGACGCCTTCGCGGCGTAGAAGAACGGAACGAGGTCGTCGGCCTCAATCGGCAGGTTGGAGAAGAAGCGCGAGGCGCCATCGCCTCCGCTCTGCGCGTCCATCGCGGCGCACGGGCACCCCGGCGCGCACTCCTCGCCACAGTCGGTAGCGTGCGAGAGGAGGAGGTTCGCGGGCCAGCGGCCGAGGGCTTCTGCTTTCTCGACAGCCGCACGGCTTCTAGCGGCGTTCGCCTCAACGGCTTCGGGGTCGTCCATCCACGGACGCCGCCAACCATCGCTCATTTGTTGCCCTGACGAGGAATGTCCCCCGCCAAGCTTATCGGAGGTCGGAACGCGGCACCCGTCGATGTTCATGGCCCCGGTGCCATGCTTCAGCACGTTCGCCGCGACCGTGCCTTCCAGCGGCTTGCGAGCCACGACGACAGGCTCCCACGCGGGCTTTAGGGCGGTGCCCCAGCCTGACCAGCAGCGAGCGTCGTCGGTGTAAGGCTCAGTTACCGCGCTCACGGCGTCCTTTTCTCCGCCAAGCATCCCAGTTCGCATATTGCATCCTGGCGATGTGCTTTGATGTTTGCCAACGATGGCGCGCCGCTTCATGTTCTCGCTTTCAACCGTTCGTGAGCGCACTAGCTCCTCGATCTCATCGGGAACCGGCGGGAGCAGCGGACGAAGTAGGTCGAACAGGTCAGCAGTGGCAACGGATGGTTGCGACTTGTCGGTGAGGTAGTGCGACCCCATGCACGTTCCTGTCGCATCGTTGACCTGTTGCGCCGTGATCCCGGTGGATCGCATCCATGCCGTAAACGTGCGCGCACGAGCTTCGGAGGCTTCCGCACGGTCGATCTTGTCGATCGCCTTGCTGACGTCCAGCGACTTCGGGAACCCGCTCCCGTAGTGCCATCCGATGCCGTCGCGGATCTCGAAGCCAGCGTCCTCGATGGCGCAGGTCATGCGGTGATAGGTGCGCGTTGCCGAGAAGGCGAGCAGGTAGCCGCCAGGCTTGAGCACGCGGAGCGCCTGACGCCAGACCTCGAGGTCGTAGGCGATGCCCGAGGCGTCCCAGGACTTGCCCATAAAGCCGAGCTCGTATGGCGGGTCGCAGACGATGGAGTCCACGCTAGCCGTTTCCATTTCTGCCATGGAGACGCGACAGTCTCCGACGATGATCCTCGAGCTCACGCCGCACCCCGCTTCGCGATGTATTCGTTGAAGGCTTCTGTCCTCGCCTGCGCGCCGAGGAACTTCGACATGCCGCCCGTGAGTGAGGCGATCTCCGCTCGTACAGCCGCCACGAGCGCCATGTCCGGCTTCTTGCGAGGCGTGCTGGCCGGCGGGACTTCGACGCCGAGACGAGCGCAGTACGCCTCGAGCCAGCCGCGAAGCGCCTTACGGGATCGCTCGCTGTCGTCGCGCCCGAGCACGAGGAGGATCTCGCGCAGCATGAGGCCGCGGCGCTTGAGCACGTAGACCTGCGGGTCGCTCTTGCGCTTGCCGCATCCCTGGCGAGATCTGTCGAGTAGGCCGTGATCGGTCATCGTGGACGAGACTCCGGTAGCCGTGCGCTGGAGGATGCGGGCGATCTCCTGCACCGTGTTGCCGGCGTCGTAAAGCCGCTTTGCCTTCGCCAGCTCCGCAGCTGTCCAGGTCTTGATCTTTGGGTGACGTACGTTGAGCTTGTACGCCATGATGTTTACCGCGTGATCAGTGCGCCCGAGCGCGTCGGCGATCTCCGCGTAGGATCGACCGTCGAGCGTCATGCGGCGAAGCGTGGCGATCTCGGCCTCGCTCCAGCGTGTGCGATGCTTCGTCATGGCATCACCTCCGTAAGCGTCACCTCAACGCGCCCGCGCTGACCGTGGCCTGCGAACCACGAAGCCGCGTCGATGGCGACGATGCACCGATCGTTGAGCAGCACGCCGCCAACCTGGAGCGCGTCGAGGACGATCTTCACCACGTTGTCGAGGTCGTGACGCGAGGTCGCCGGCAGGTCGTAGTCAGCGACAGCCCACAGCGCGCGAGGCAGGTAGCCGGGACGCGCCTTCGGCCTCGGATGGTAGGCCGCGATGCGGACGCCCCACATGGGTGACAGGCCATCGAGCGTGCCGAGGTCGCCGTGTTGCTCGCGGAGCTGGTGAGCGGCCTCGTGCTCCCATGAGCGCGTCGTCTCTGGCGTGCGGGCGTGCCCCGTGGCGCGCGTGAACACGGGACGCCCCTTGCCGCGCGGGTCGAGCAGGATCGTATAGGTGTGCTCCGTCACGCGCACCTCCCGGCGCAGAGCCACGCCAGCGAAACGAAACACATCACTAGACCATTCCCGAATGAGCGAGCGCGCGCGGGTGTCGTCGCAGCGTCAATGCCGATCACCTTGGCATCAGCAGCGACCGAACGACAGGCCGACAGCACAGCCAGAAAGCCGATGACCGCAGCCGCCACCGCGACGATGTTGACGAACAGGATCACACGGTCGGTCATCGCTCGCCCTCCTCGCGCAGGTAGAGGCTCGCGATCTCCTCTGCGTCCAGCCCGAGAGCCAGGTACAGGCGCGAGAGCACCTGCGGATCTGGCCGTCGATGGCCCCTCTCCCACTTGCTGATCGTGTACCGCTCCACGCCGATCATCTCGGCTAGACGTCGCTGACTGATGCCGAGCTCGGATCGGCGCTTCTCGATGATGTTCACTTTTTCCTCCTGTCGGGCTTGCCGGCCCGGCACCTCCCTAGTAATAGATGAGTGTCGGAGCGGCAACCCTTCGACGTCCACACTGGAGCACCATGACCGAGATCACCGCAGTTTGGCTCTGCCTCGCCCTCATCCCTCTCACGCTCGGCGTTTACGCCACCATCGCTCTCATTGAGGAGATCTGCTAATGGCCTTTCACTACCAGTCTGACACTATCGGGCACCTCGCGCTTGCTCTTGCGAAGGCGCAGGGCGAGATGGGAGCAGCCGCAAAGGACGCTTCTAACCCGCACTTTCGTTCCAAGTACGCCGACCTGTCATCCATCATGGATGCGTGCCGCGAGCCGCTTTCCAAGCATGGTCTAGCGGTTACACAACTCCCCGGCCGTGGCGAAGACGGCAGCGTGCAGCTGACGACGATCCTGCTCCACGAGAGCGGCGAGCATCTCGGAAGCACGATCTCCGCTCGACCCGCGCAGGAGAACCCGCAGGTCGTTGGATCGATCCTGACGTACCTTCGTCGCTATGCCCTGGCTTCCGTGGTGGGCGTGGTCAGCGACGACGATGACGGAGAGGCCGCGTCCGCGCCTGCTCGTCAGCAAAAGCCAGCGCCGCGCGAGGAGCCGCCCGCTCGCCTGGTGGAGACGGCCAACAAGATCGCGAAGGCGTTCGACGCGAAGGTCGAGAGCGTGGAGCGCGTCAAGCCTGTCGATCCCAACAAGCCTCCATGCCCGACCTGCGGAGGCGACATGTGGGACAACCGTCCGAAGAAGGCGAGCGGAGCCGTGAACCCGAAGGCTCCGGACTTTGGCTGCAAGGACAAGGGCTGCGCCGGCCGCATCTGGAAAGCACCCGCCGCGCCAGCGCCGTCCTCCGCACCTGACGACTACCCCGACCTCGACAGCACCCCGTTCTGATTGGAGACACCATGACCACACTGTACCTAGACATCGAGACGCTTCCTGCCGCATGGGAAGACGAGCAGATCGACGCGCACGCTGCCGCGAGCGTGCCAGGGAACTACACCAAGCCCGAGAGCATCGCGAAGTGGATCGAGGAGCATCGCATCGAGACGTGGCTCCGCACGGCGCTTGACTGGCGCCACGCACGGATCTGCTGCATTGGAGTTGTTGTGGAGGTCGGACATGACGTCCAGGAGCACACCACCATCATGCTGGACGAGCATGGAGAAGGCAAGATGCTCCGCGAGCTAGACGTGCTCATCGAGCAGTACACCCCAGACTTGATCGTAGGCCACAACGTCATCGGGTTTGATCTTCCGCGGCTGCACATCGCTGCGGCACGTCACGCGGTGACGTCGCTAGCTCGTCGTCTCGCCGAATACCGTGGTCATCGACACGCCGTGGTGGACACGATGCGCCTCGCGATGGGCGTGGAGCGATGCCGTCTCGGCGACCTCGCCACGGCGCTTGGCCTCGAGGGCAAGAGCGGCGACGGCTCGCAGGTCTACGAGCTGTGGGTGGAGGGACGGCAGGATGCGATCGCCGCTTACTGCCTGCAAGACGTCGAGGTCACCCGCGCCGTGTACCGTGCGCTCGTGGGTGCGGCATGAGTCGAAGGAACCGCTTCACGTTCGTCGCAGAGGCGCGCGAGGAGATCCTCGGTCGCTACGTCCATCCACCCGAATACGTCGAGGACGTGCTGTTGCTGTCGAAGTTGATCGAGAAGCGCGAGGAGCAGATCAAGCAGTTGATCGCCGCGCTGAATGATGCCTGGCCGGTCATGCAGGCCAACGGCGCATCTCAAACATGGCGCGACAAGACGTCTGCGCTGATCAACAACGTAAACGCTGGGAGGATCTGATGGGCTGGCTCGCCACTGCGCCGGATGGGCGCGACCTCGAGGTCATCGACTACAACGGCCGCATCATGTGGGTCGTTCGCGAAGGCAACGGCCACGCAGAGATCGTCGGCTTCTCACGCACCGAGCATGGCGCACGCCTGCGTGCTTGCCTCGCATGGAAGGACAGCGCGCGTAAGCCTGTGCCGGAGTACCTGCTCGATCAGACGATGGGGGTCGCATGACCTGGCGCATCATCGGGAGTGACGTCAACGGACGGCCCACGTTCACCGCGTCGTTCGCTGGCTCGACAGCCTACGCCATCGTGCAGGAGATGCACGACCGATGGGCGTGGCACCTCAACATGCCCGACCAGCGTGACGATCAGCAGGGACGCGCCCAGACGCGCGCAGAGGCGCAAGAGCGCGTGATGACGGCAGCGCGGCAGCGTGGCCTACTCCAGGCCGAGCGCATCGCCATTGAGACAGAGGGAGCGGCGCAGCTCGCTGCACTGGCAGGTCGCCGTGAGTGACGCACTGGAGCGTGCGAGGAGATGGGACGCGGCTGTTGGCGTGGACGATGCCGTCGCGCGTGCTGTCGCCGAGGAGCGCGCCGCAGTCGTGGCGTACCTGCACAAGCGAGCGAACCTCTGGCTCAACGCAGAAAAATGCCAACGAACGGAGGCGAGCATGGGCGTATGGATCGCCTGCGGTGCCATCGAACGCGGCGAGCATCGACGCGAGGAGGAGCCATGAAGAAGCAGAAGACAAAGCCAATGACGGATCAAGAGGTATCCGATCGATATCAGGCATCGGTAATGGCGGCAGTCTCGGAGTACTGTCGGCACATGGGCATGTCTGACGTCGCAAGAACCATCAACGCTCAACAAGAGCACCCGCGCTTTCACGAACTGCTGTCAGCGTTTCAAGAGAGCGAGGTAAAGCCATGACCTGGACGATGATCGCCACGGCCTACACCGCCTCGTGCCTCGGATGCTCCGGGTTCACGGCCTCCGGCATCGAGGCCCACGCGCCTTACCACATGGTCGCCGCGTCGAAGCACTGGGCCATCGGCACATGCCTCGAGCTGCTGATCGACGGCCAGTGGACGCGGTACACCGTGCAGGATCGTGGCCGGAAGATCCGCCGTCGGAACCGCATCGACATTCTCGTCGGTAGCCATGAAGCCGCCGTGTCGTGGGGTCGCAGGCCCATTCAAGTGCAGTACTGCGACGACTACAACCTGTAAGCATTCCTTAAAGGTTGAACGCCCGCGGAGCCACCACGGCCCGCGGGCGTATCGCATGTCCCAAACCCAGTATTGCGACGAGACAGACTAACGTGTCTCCACGACCTCGACGTCAACGCGCCGCGTGTCTGTGCAGTCTCCCGTACTGTAGTCCACCACGAAGCCGTCGCCCCATCGGTCGTGCGCCTCGCGCACAGCCTGCCGGCGCAGCGTGCGGAGCCTCTCGCGCTCGTCGGGTGCAGGCTCGCAATCCGGGTGCGAGGTGACCTCGACACGCACCACGACCGGCGTGACCTCCACGACGTGCAGTCGCAGGATCACGCCGGCCGGGATCTCGCATCCGTCCAGCGACAGGCGCGAGTCATAGACGCCGACGACCTCGCCGGCCTCCCATGTGCAGGCAGGGTCTACGGCTTCCACGGCTTGTAGGACTTGCCGTCGAAGGTGAGCGCCTCGCCGCATCGCTTCGGGTCGCGCGTGCCGCAGATCGAAACGTGGACCCACGACCGGCCGGGAGGGCGCTCGAGGATGCACTGCCCGAAGCGCAGTCCGCTCTGCGTACAGATCCATCGGTGCAGGTCGGCGTCATCCACGCCGGGGATCTCGATGTCAGCGGCCTCGCCGAGCATGTGCTGCGACGTCTTGCTCGCGCCTGGCGTGGCTGCGTTGACTGCCTGACCACGGAAGGCGCTGTTGACCTTGAGCGGCCGGCCGAAGTGCGCGCGGATCACCTCGAGCATCGCGGCAAGCTGCGTGAGCGACGAGAGATAGGCGCGAGCCTCCTCGCGGTTCTTCGCCTGGAGCGCGGTCTGCCCAGTGCGGGTGAGCTCATCGAACGTGAAGTGCGGAGACAGGTTCACGGCTTCCTCCTCGGTGCGGGCTTTGGCTTCAGTGCCTTCTCGAGCTTCTCGACGCGCTCGCTCATCTCGTCGGCGTCGAAGCCTGCGGGCAAGGTGAGCGAGGCGCTCTTGCTCTCGACGGCCGAGAGGCGTGCCTCGATCTCGGCGTGCTTCGCGAGGCAGGGAGGAGGGCTGGCGTGCGCGTTCGTCGCCTCAAGGTCAAGACGACGCATCGCGAGCTCATGCTCCTGCTCCGCGCGCTTCGCCTCGATCTCTGCACGCTGCTTGCTGTGCTGGGAGTAGAAGCGCCACGCAGCGCCGCCACCGAGCACAGCGACGAGTGCCAGGACGACGCCGACCGTTCCGCCGTCAGCGTTCTGCGCGATCTTCACGATCTCGTCAGGCGTGGGGGCCTGTGCCTCATGCGCGACGAGGCCAGCGTCATCGGTGACCTGCGAGACGATCTCGTCCTTGGCTGGCTCTTGTGCGGGAGCCGTAACGGCAGACGCCACCTCATCGGGTGGCGCCTCCTGCACAGTGAAGTGCTCCGGCATCAGAGCTCGCCTTCCTCGAGGAGCAGCTCGAGGTTGACGACAGTGTGCGACGGGCTGAAGAAGGTCAACTGCGTGATCCCGGCGCGGCCGGTGAGACGGTTCTCGCCGTGCAGCAACAGCGTCTGACCATCGACGCCGAAGTAGACGTTAGCCGGCGCAGCGCCGCCATCCGTCAGCGTCTGGTCGGTGCTGAACACGAGATCCTTGCTGGCCTTGTCGCGGTTGCGGATCGTCAGCTTGATCGGCATGTTGGGCAGCAGCACGACGCGGCACAGGTTCGCGGTGCTCGGCGTGGCCGTCCACGCGACGTAGGGGAGCTGGGCGACAGTGGTGAGATCGAGAGCGGGCATGATGCCTCCTAGTCGAGCGTGTCGAGAGTGAGCGCGAGGAGCAGCTTCCCAGCGAGAACCGCGAGGCGCTTACGCTCGGCCTTCGTGATCTTCGCGCCGCCGTCGCTCTCATCGGAGCGCGTCTGGTGGATCTCCTCGAGGAGCACGAGCACCTCGCGCGGAAGCTTCACGATCTCGTCAGGGGTAAGCGGCATTTGGGACTCCCGTGTGCGTGTGCGCCATCGCCGCGACCGTGGCGAGCTGGCGTTCAATGGCGTCGAGACGGCCCTCGATCCTGCGCTGGCTGGAGAGGATCGCCTCGATCTGCGCGGAGTCAACCTGCGGCGCGCTCTTCGCTTCCGCGGACTGCATCCCGAGGACACCGCCGCCGCCGGCCATCGCTGCGCCGACCATGATCAGCGCCCAAACAGGCACGGGCACAAGGCGCTGCGTCCACGCTGGACTAGTCGTAGAGTCGGCCACCATCACCCCCGTGATGAGCCGATGCTATCACGACTGTTGAGCGATATCGACCGGCTGTACATCCTCGACAGTCTCTGTCCAGACGTGCGGGAGTATCCACGCCTCGGAGGCCGCGATCTCACGCAAGAACGGTGGCACTCCCGAGAAGAAACCGTTGCACCCGAGCGACTCGCACAGCGTGAGACTCACGTCTGCGGGCATATCTGCGTCAACGACTAGCCACGTCTGCGTCATCCGAGCACCACGATAATCGAGCTTCCGTTACGGCCTGCGGTTCCGTCAGTGGCGACACCGCCCGAGGATGCGGCCATGCCGCCTGCGCCTCCTGCAACGGAGACGCTGAACGACGTGAAGGTCTTGCAGATCACAGCTACGCAGCCGCCGCCTCCACCGCCGCCGCCGCCGCAGTTGCCAGTGCCGACTCCGAGTGAAGCGTTAGCGCCGTTGCCGCCCTTCGCGGAGAAGCCGATACCGCCTCCCGTGATGTTCTTCGCGGCTACCCACACGATGCCGCCGCCACTGCCGCCGCCGCCGCTGACGAACGCGCCAGAAGTGAACGCCGTAACCGTGATCGCACCGCCGCCGCCGCCGCCGCCTCCGTTGAACGCGCCGCCGCTGAAGCGGCCATCCTGCCAACGACCGGCCCATTTCTGCGACGGAGAGGCCAAAGCCGCGGCGCCACCGTTGCCGCCCGTGCGCGACGAACTGTTGCCGCCAACCCCTCCGATCGGGGAGAGGTTGGAAGTGTTTGGAGAAGATGAGCCTGTGCTGCTTCCTCCGGCGTTACCGTTGGCGATGCCTACGGCTACTTGTCGCCATCCATCTCCACCCGCTCCACCAGCGCCACCGAGGTAGCCTCTAGCCGGGATGCCAGTTCCACCGACCTGCGCGGCGCCGTTGTTGCCGTCGTCGTTGATCGAGCTGGCGCTGTTGAAGGTCAGCGTTTCCTTCACGAAGATGCGGAACCCAGCCGGCTTGAGGATGGCATTGGCCGCAAGCGTCAGGTTGTTGTAGTGCATCTCCCGAGTGAGCGTCGTCGTGCCGGCAGCGATCGTCACGTCGCCGTCGCTGCCGTCTCCGAAGTAGCCGTCGAGGAACGATGCGGAGACAGGCGATACCGGCGTGCCGTGCGTGTGATCCTCGCGCGCCACGTTCGTGCTCGTGCCGACTGCGGACGACTGACCGAACGCCGTCTCCGTCACAACCGATGACGCGAACGTAAGG